GGGAACCGCTATGACTGACGCTGTGAACCCCGCGCACTACAAACGCGGCGACGTGGAGTGCATCGACGCACTCAGGGCTTGCATGACTCCCGAGGAGTTCCGTGGCTTCTGTAAAGGTACGGCGATGGCCTACCTATGGCGGCTAGGGCAAAAGGACGCGCCTGAGCAGGAAGCTAAGAAGGCTGCTTGGTACGTGACTTTGCTGACAGGGGGTGACCCACGATGAGTAGCAAGAAAACACGTGAGCGGCTGGTGCAGTACCTAGACGTTACATACCCCGCCTTGGAGCGTGGCAAACCCCACTGGGCAACACGGGAGAAGGAGAGGAAGGCGTACTTCTATGGCTATATGAAGGCCATTGAGGACATTCGCCGCCTGCCTACTTACCTGATTGCGGAAGAGCCCATCAAGCCCGAAAGCTACAGGTAAAAAAAGGCCCGCAGGGTAGCGGGCCTAAAGGGGGTAAAGAAACGCGGTAGACGGTCTCAGATTACCCCGACTATGTCCACGATGCAACACTTGGCCTCGGGCCTCGGGGCCTTGGGCGCTCTGTCTCAATTACACTAGACAAGTAGGAGCCCGAAGCACCAAGGCACATGTACTGCAGGCAGTCAGCAAGGTCAGACCACGGGTGACTCTTTTCTGGAGTTTCGTCGAGGTTGTTGTTCTGCTTCCTGCGGTACCGGTAGTGGAACTTGAGGGCTTGGACGAGGTTTGGGCAGTTGCCGCCGTCGATGATAATGGCGGGGCCACCGTCAATCTGCCGGAGGAACATCTGCTCCACGGACCTTAGTCGCGGTTCTAGATCGTTGGTAGGCGCGGGATAAACCTTGAACCCGAGGCGGCGTAGGGCGTCAAAGGGGGACTCCTCGGAGATTTGGCCTTTGTAGCGGCCCGAGGGGTCTCCAATCATGTAGTACGGCATGCCGGGGTACTCGTTGACCAAGGCGGGCCGCAGTTGTGTAGTGCAGAACTGTTCAATGCCCATGTCTTTAGTCAGGTATTCGCTGTGGATAATCAGCCGTCCACGGTTGTCTATCTGGCCCACGATAGTGGCTGGAGTCCGACCAAAGTCCTGCCCCAGTATGAGAGGCATGTTGGGGATAGGCTTCAGGTCTTTGTACGAGACGTGGAAGTCCGGGCGGAAACTAGCGCGGAACACGGCCTGACCCGACAGGCTCTTGCCGTACTGGGCGTGCACGTGGATGTCTACCCAGTCAGCGTTGTTGGACTCAATAAGGCTCTCGTAGTACCCGTCGCGGAGGTTTTCCCGGTTCTCCGCCGCTGGCGAGGTGCCGCTGGGCTGCTTAAACAAAGCCCAGTTGTTTGGCTTCTCAATCTCCAATTTGGTGTACCACTCGGAGTCTTCGTCCGGCGGGTTTGACTCCCCGATGATGCCGTGCCATGCGTTTTTAGTCACACCAAGTGGGCGAAAACGGCCCACGCGGCCCAGCAGGGCTTCCACCACCGAGATGGGAACCTCACGGAACTCGGATATCCAGCCTCCCGTGATGTTCAAGGACAGTAAGCGCTGCTGGTCTTCTGGCTTGTCGAGCGGGATGAGCATCCAGTCGGACTCGATTTGCCCCAGCTCCGGGTGGCGGAAGTTGAACTTGATGGTCGAGTCCGTGACCTTGAAGGACATGGCTGGACCCAGCCACTTGCGGATGTCCTCCAAAATGGTCTGGCGGAGCTGCTGAGCCGTGTTACGAACCACGACAAAACGGGTCTTCCGAATACCCTGCGCGTCCGGGTATTCCCCAAGCATGCGCCGAGCCAGCTCCATGATGCAGCCGGTGGTCTTGCCCGAGCCGTAGGGCCCGAGGACAAGACGGACCTCATGGCTATCCAACATAAATTTGGAGATGGTTGTCGGGGCGTCATAGTTGACACTACTCATCGGTGTTCACCAGTTTACCTTGGACGGTAACGGGCTGAGTGCCCCCGCCAATGTTGATGTTTAGGGCGAATCCGCCCGTCCCAGTGCCACCCTGAAGCCCCTCCTTGCCCGTTTTACCGGCGAGGACGGACATCTGCTTGATGGCGTCAATGCGGGCTGCAGGGGCCAGCTCGACGTTGTGGGCAATCTCGTAGAGGACTGGGATGGAGTCTTCTAGGACAATCTCGGACTTTTTGGTGATACGCTGTCCGGCATTCATGTCCCCGCGCCATGTCTGTACAGCTTCTGTAAGCATGTTACGAAAGGCTTTGTTGGATTTTAGCAGTTCCCACTGGGCTTCAGAGATACCGTACCGTTCACGGATGGCGTCTGAGTCGGACAGACCAGCTGCCAGCTCGGTCACTATCTGGGCACTGAGGTCCGATAGTTCGAGGGAGGCATCCAGCCCGACAGGCTTGACGAGCGTGTTGGGAGGTGTATCTTGTGGGGAAGTCTTGGCTACTGGGCCAGCTTTCCTAGACATTTTGGTTCCTCAATTGTGTGAGTGATTGACACAGGCTCTCTCTAGCAGCAAAATTAGCTGTACGCAATAGGAGTCTACTTTTGGCACTTGCTCCTACAACTCCCTCGAAGACCTCTGGTTTTTTACGAGTTGTCTCAAATTCTGACCTCCAGCAACAGGAGCAGGATGCGGCTACTCTCGCGCAGGCTAACAGGGACTCACCTGTTGAGACAGCCCTTGCAGCACATATCAGCAAACGCATGTCTGAGATGCGTGACTTCCGCAATACGGAAGGCATTGCTCGTAGGTTGCTTGAATCTCTTCGCACATACAAGGGTGAGTATCCTCCGGAGAAACTGCAAGAGATACGCAAGTTCCAAGGTAGTGAAGTATACGCCCGCGTAACTGCTACCAAGTGTCGCGGCGCTACGGCCCTTCTCCGTGACGTGTATCTCGGCCCTGATCGCCCTTGGGACTTAGACCCTACGCCAGAGCCGGTTACTCCAGACAACATCAACAAGTCTATTGACGACTTGGTGAACATTGAGATTGCGACTCTGCAGCAGCAGGGCCAACCAGTTGACCAGCAAGCCATTGCTGACCGTGTTAAAGCTCTTCGCGCTGCAGCTGCTCGCGCTGCTAAAAAACAAGCCGAAGACGAGGCAAACATTGCCGCCGACAAGCTTGATGACATTCTCCGCGAGGGTAACTTCTACGAAGCCCTTGCCGAGTTCCTTATCGACTTGCCGATATTTCCGTACGCATGCATCAAGGGCCCAGTAGTTCGCCGCGCTTCTCAGACCAAGTGGGTTGAGGGTAAAGCGCAGGTAGAGCAGGTGCCAAAGATGTTTTGGTATCGTGTTTCTCCGTTCGACCTTTACTGGTCTCCGGGAGCATCATGCATCAACGAAGCGGAGTTTGTGGAGCGTGTAAGGCTTACTCGCGCGGAGCTACGGAGCCTGCGTGGCTTACCCGGCTACAAGGACGAGGTAATCGACGAGGTGCTTGCGCGGTTCTCGGATCACGGCATGCGGGACTGGTGGGACATTACGGACACCGAGCGTGCGGCTCTCGAAGACCGCGAGCGTTGGGCTCGCAGCAACACCGCCCTTATCGACACTTGCGAGTACCACGGCTCCGTGGCGGGTTCCACTCTTATTGAGTGGGGCATGTCTGAGGAAGAAGTTCCTGACCCGCTTGAGGAGTACCGTGTTCAGGCGTGGATGATTGACCGCTGGGTCATCAAGGTTCAGATCAATCCCTCGCCTAACCAACGTGCACCGTACTACGTTAGCAACTTTGAGAAGATCCCCGGCAGCATGGTAGGTAATGGCCTACCTGACTTGCTGACCGATGTTCAAGACGTAAGCAACGCTACACTCCGTGCAATGACAAACAATCTTGCCATCGCGTCTGGCCCACAAGTAATTGTAAACGACATGGTGCTGTCGGCTGGCGAAGATGACATGCTGTATCCGTGGAAGCGGTGGCATGTGCGCTACGACCCAATGATTACTGGGTCTCAAGCGCCTATTAGCTTTTTTCAACCTAGCTCCAACGCAGATGTCCTTCTCGGCGTGTACGAGAAGTTCTCCGTCATGGCAGACGAAGTCAGCGCTATCCCGCGCTACATGATGGGTTCCGAGCGCGTGGGTGGTGCAGGTCGAACTGCGTCTGGTCTTGCAATGCTTATGGG